AACTGCAAAAACGAGGTGCAACCTTGGCGACGTTTGGCAGTTGGGAATCCATAGACTGATCTGCGGCGATAGCACCAATCCGGCGGTTATTGATAGGCTTATGGATGGGGTAAAGGCTGATATGGTGTTCTGCGATGCGCCATAAGGTATGAAAAATTGACAGGAAATAAGGCTGTGCTACTGACATAGTATTGACTATCCGTACATACGGAGTTATAATATAAGTAGATAATTCTGTATGTTCGGAGGTTTGACGATGTTAAGATTAAGTGATGATTTACAGGTTGGAAAAGCAGGAGAATATCTTGTATGCTTTGACTTGATTATGAAAGGCTTTGTTGCTTATCCGAGTGAACAGGGGTTGCCTTATGATTTGGTTCTTGATATAGGGAGTAAGATGTTGAAAATACAAGTCAAAACCACAAGAGAGCCGAAAACGATACCGCAAAGAGCAGATGATTATAAGGCATACTTGTTTCAAGTAAAAAGGTGTGGCAAAGGCGGTAAAAATCATTATGCCAATGATGAAGTTGATGTGTTCGCACTTGTGGCACTTGATACAAAGCAAGTCGGATATATTCTTAATGGTGATATGCCTATGTCAATTACATTAAGATGTGACGATATGCGAGGAACATATTACGATGAACAAGGGTTGAAGCATTATAATGACATTATGAAATTAAAGGGCAAAATGTCACAACAAGAGATAGCCGATACATTAGGCATAAGCAAAACCATTGTGAACAAGATGTGTTGTAAAACCTATAAACCGCATATATCAACCGCAAGATATTTTTCGGATATCATAAGGGATGCTGAATGGTTTGAACAGATATGATTTTGATAGAGGTGAAACAAACATGAATGTGATAGAAGAAGGGGTATATTTCCTATATGACAAAGACGAACTTGTTTATATTGGCACTTCTGATAATTTATATCGGAGAATCGGACAGCATATAGCAGAAAAAACAAAGACATTTGACCGATTCGAATTGTATCCAACAACGGATAGAATAAGATTAGAAGGCTTTTTAATAAAGATGTTCAATCCTAAATATAATGTGTCAAGTGGCGCAGATTATATGTTCCGAGGTATTGGGGCAGATAGTTTCCCGTCTTTATCTATTCAAGAAGCGATAAAAAAATATGATGAATATATGGGCGACCCGATGATTAGTGAAATAGCAGAAGATATAGGGACTTATCAAGGCGCATTATTAAGAGGGCTTGTTAAAGCAAATGCACCAGTATATAAAATCAAAGGTTATTTTAGACTTGATAAAGACTGGTATAAATTACACGCAAAAGAAATATGGAATTATGTTGAATAAATATTTGGCGGCAGTGGTAGCACACTAATAGCCTGTGAACAGTTAAACAGAAAATGCTATATGGCGGAACTTGACCCGAAATATTGCTCCGTCATTTTGCAAAGGTGGGAAAACTTCACAGGCGGGAAAGCGGTGCTTTTGAATGGCGAATGAAAAGGAGGGGGAAAGAATGATTTATCAAAGAACAGAAATTGACGCAAGACATTTTATGGACATATTCCCAGAAGGGAGCAAATTTTACAGAATACCTGAACTACCGAAAATTAAGTTTAAGGCGAATAAGGTTCAATATTCTATAACGGACGTTCGACTACTGAACGAAAATGCAGTATGTACGTTCCTGAATATTCTCAACACCGTAGCGAATGAGCCGGACACGGAAGAAGTTACGTTCAAGATTGAGGATGACACAAACGAGGACACGGTTGAGATTATTACGGACATTCTGATGGGAATATCCTATACTGCGAAAAAGGGCGGAAAACACGGTTTTGAGTCATCGTCCAGTTTTCTTGTTACTGGAGTTAAACGACACGAAACAGAAGATTACAAAACGATTACTTTCGAGCTGATTAAAGACCATGCGCAAGCTATTTACGAATATGCACAGGAACATGAACAGCCGAACCTTTATGAATTAGTGATTGCGATTGAAGAAAAATCAAGGGAACAAATAGCGTCGTATGTAAAAGAACATGAGGAAATCTTAAATGGATAGCGTTGTTAGAGAAAGCATACGCGGAGTATCAAAATAAATTCGTTCTATTTGGGGACTAATGGCGCATAAATTTGCGTAAAACCTTCCAATGCCATATAATAAGGCAAAGGGAGGTTTTTTATGGCAAACGAGCAAAACTTGCGACCGGGAGGAACGCCGGGCGGGTATGAACTAAGCCGAGAAGAAGCCAAGAGAGGCGGAATTGCGTCAGGGAAATCGCGTGGAGAGCGTGCGAGCCTGCGGAAAGCCATGCAGGGCATTCTGTCGGGCACATATACAGACAAAAGCGGGAAGGAAATTAGCGGCGCGGATGCCGTGTGCCTTGCTATGTTTCGCATTGCCAGCAACAGCAAGGACAAGCAGGCCGTGCAGGCGTTTCGGTCCATTATGGAACTGATGGGCGAAGCGCGGATCCCTGCTGAAGTTGACAATCCGGGCATGGAAAAGCTGGACGAGATTCTTGCAGGGTTAAAAGAGAATGCCGAAAATGCAAAAAAGTAGACAGAAGACGGATCTGGAAGGAGGTGGTGCTATGCTTAAAATGACAGAGAAGCAGAACGAATATATCGTAAATGCAAATTATCGCTGGAATTTTAAGGTTGGTTAGGCGCTGTTCGTTCCGGCAAATCATTTGTTGACGTGGCGTTTGTTGTTCCGTACCGCTTGCGGCAGTTGAGAAACAAGCCGGGCCTGAACGTCATTTTGGGCGTAAGCAAAAGCACCATCGAAAGAAACGTTTTGCAACCAATGCGGGAAATTTACGGAGCGCAGATCGCGACGCCGATCAACAGCAACAACGTGTCCTACGTTTGTGACGTGCCAGTGTACTGCCTTGGCTCCGAAAAGGTGTCGCAGGTTGCCAAAATCCAAGGTGCATCTTTCAAATACTGCTATGGAGACGAGGTGGCCAAGTGGAACAAAGAAGTGTTTGCAATACTCCAGTCCCGTCTGGACAAGCCGTATTCGTGCTTTGACGGGTCCTGCAACCCGGAAAGCCCCGGGCACTGGCTGAAGGCGTTTCTGGATAGAGACGATTTGGACGCATACATCCAAAAGTACACGCTGTTCGACAACCCGTATTTATCCCCAGCCTTTGTGGAAAACCTGTGCAAAGAGTACGAAGGAACCGTCTACTACGGAAGGTACATCAACGGAGAGTGGACGCAGGCGGAAGGCCTGATATACCCCATGTACATGGAGGCAGTTGCGGAAGCGCCGGAGCAGAGGGCGGAAAAATACATGCTGTCGCTGGACTACGGCACGCAGAACGCATTTGCGGCCCTGCTGTGGGGGAAATACGGAGAAGTTTGGCACGCCGTAAGCGAATACTACTACTCCGGCAGAGACGAAGGCGCACAAAAGACGGACGAAGAATACGCAGACGATTTGGAACGATGGTTGACAACCTTTTTCCGGCAGTATAAAACGATAGCAGGAGAGCCACAAAGCCCGCCATGGCCGATAAAGACCATAATTGACCCATCGGCGGCTTCGTTTATAGCGGCCCTGCAAAAGCGCAGGACGCAGGATGCGGAGGGCCGGAAGATGTTCGGCACGTGGCAGGCAGACAACGCCGTTTCGGACGGGATAAGAGAAACGGCAACATGCATGAGGGCAGGCCTGATAAAGGTAGCGCCGGGCCTGAAATCGTGGCAGAAAGAGGTGCAGGGCTACGTATGGGACGATACCGTGCAGGAAGATAAGCCCGTGAAGGTAAACGACCACTGTTTAACAGGAGAAACGATGGTTGATACAGACTCAGGCGCAATTCCGATTAAGCAACTGGTAGGCACAACCGGCAAAGTGTGGAGCTTTAATTTAGCGACTCAACAGGCCGAGTTAAAGCCGTATCACGATTGCAGAATGACACAACAGCAGGCCGAGCTTTATGAAATTGAGACTGAAGACGGGAGAATTATACGTTGCACTGGAGAACACCCAATATTGACCATTCGAGGCTATGTGTTAGCAAAAGACTTGCTATTATCCGATAAAATCATTGATGTAATGGACGCATTGCGTTATAATATAGACTAAAGGAGGCCTATATTATGATACAGTATTATGAAGACGGAGACATTGCCATATTCAATGATTTTGTTTTTAGGAGAGACAAGAGAACTGGTTATTATTTGAACGCCAAGACCCATAAGCGCTTGCACGTTTGCGTTTGGGAATATTACAACGGTACAGTTCCGAAAGGTTATCACGTTCACCATAAAGATTTTGACAAATCTAACAACGAGATTGACAATCTGGAACTAATGACAGCAAAGGAGCATTTAAAGTTGCATGGTGCATCTTGGGGCGAGGCGCGTTATAATCAGCAACTGGATATATTAAGCAAGAAAGCTATACCAAAGGCGTCCGAGTGGCACAAATCACAGGCTGGCCGGGAATGGCATAAAAAGCACTATGAGAACATGAAAGACAGGTTGCATTCACAAGAGACTTTTATTTGTGAAGAATGCGGAAAAGAATTTAAGGCGGTTAAATGTGGCTCAAACAAGTTTTGTTCAAACGCTTGCAGGGCTGCAAACAGAAGAAAGCGCGGTGTTGATAATGAGACAAGAATATGCGAATGGTGTGGAAAAGAGTTCGTCACCAACAAGTATTCAAAAGCAAAAACCTGTTGCCGAAGTTGCCGGAATTTCTTGCGTTGGAATAAAGGCAATCCGGAAAAAGGGCTTCGCTGATGTATATAATCTTGAGGTGGAGGACAATCAAAATTTTTCAGTCAACAATGGCTTGATCGTTCATAATTGCATGGACGCCATGAGGTATTTTGTAAAAACAATGCAGTTGGCGAACAAGCGGCGAAGGGCGGAGGTTATGTTTGGAAGTATGAAAGGGGATGAGCACAATTAAGACTTATCAGGACCTGCTGGAAGTGGTTGAAAACGAGAAGACCAAACAGGAATTCATGCTTGCGGCCATTTCGGAGCACAAGAGCAGTCGGCTGTACAGAGTGAGCGAAGCGGCTGGGCTGTACTACAGACACATGAACCCAACCATTATGAACCTTCAAAAGGTGGTATACAACATGTTGGGGAAAG